TTATTTAATTTCTTTGCTAACAAAACCACTAAAAGATCTATTGCACAAAGAGAAGTGAAAGAGGAGTAAATGAGAAAACACAAGTCATGCTTTATTGACCCCCTGTGTCAGGATAGTTGTCGCCTCTAACTTTTAATAGAGGCAGATAAAATGAGACGTCGATTTACACAAGAATTTAAAGTTCAAGCTGTTGAAAAAGCATTATCTCAATGTGATGATGTTCGCCTAGAAGATATTGCGCTTGATTTAGGCATCGGTTATTCAACCTTGCAACGATGGATCGCGCTTGCTAAAAACCATGAACTTGAAACTAAAAATAATGGTAGTCACATGACAACAGAAAAACGCCCTCATGACTGGAGCTTAGAAGAAAGGCTTAACGCCATTATTGAATGTGCGAGTTTAGATGAAGCAGCTCTTAATGAATATTGCCGTGCTAAGGGGCTTTACCCGCATCATATTAAACAATGGAAGCAAGATTTTGCTCAAGGGCCTTCAACGACGCCCGTAAAATCAGACAGTAAACAGCTCAAACAAGAAATTAAGCAGCTTCAAAAAGAGCTTAATCGTAAAGACAAAGCGTTAGCAGAAACAGCCGCCTTACTTGTACTCAAAAAAAAAGCAGATGCGCTTTGGGGTTTCAACGAGGACGATTAACCAGCTCAACTGAGCGTCATGAATTGATAAAGCTCATTACCGATGCGCAGGAATCAGGGGCAAGGCAAGAAAAAGCATGTGAGTTACTTGGTCTAACGGCAAGAACAATTCAACGCTGGATTGAAGCTGATGATATGACAGATAAGCGAACAAGTACGATAAAGCGACCACCTAACAGGCTAACTGAATTAGAACAACAGCGTATAATTAAGACTGTTAATTCAATAGAATATGGACATTTACCACCCAGTAAGATAGTCCCTAAACTATTGGATAAAGGTGTGTGGATAGCATCAGAAAGCTCGTTTTATCGCGTTATGAAATCACATAAATTATTAACACACAGAGAAAAAGTTAAACCAAATAAAAAGATAAAAAAGCCAAAAGCGCTCAAGGCAATACGTGTAAACGAAATTTATACATGGGATATCACGTATTTGCCAACAGCTGTTAAAGGTCAGTTTTTATACTTATATTTAGTGATGGATATTTATAGTCGAAAAATAGTTGGTTGGCAGGTTCATGACACACAACTAAGCACACTGGCGGCTGATTTAATGGTAGATATTTGCAGGCGAGAGCAGGTAAAGCCTGAGCAAGTCACGTTGCACTCGGATAATGGCAGTCCAATGAAAGGGGCAACGTTATTAGCGACATTGCAGGAGTTAGGTATTGTTCCTTCATTTAGCCGACCGTCTGTGAGTAATGATAATCCTTATTCTGAATCGCTATTTAAGACGTTAAAGTATCGCCCGGGATACCCTGAGAAAGCCTTTGAAAGCATGGGTAGCGCAAGAAAGTGGGTTAGCGGATTTGTTGATTGGTACAACGATGAGCACTTGCACAGCGGTATTAAATTTGTCACGCCAAACCAGCGTCATTTAGGATTAGATAAAGCGATACTAGCGAAACGTCATCAGATAAATGAAATGGCGAAATTACAGAACCCAATTCGTTGGTCAGGAAAGTCTCGAAATTGGACGATGATCAATGAAGTAAATTTAAATCCAGAGAAAAAAGAAGCAATGCGGGCGGCATAAAATTTAATTTGATGCGACAACTAACTTGAAAAACTCCGATACTGACAACTGCCAAATGACATACGTTACATAACACACACCTCATACCATTTAACCTTTAACAATCCTCGTTTCTCGCCTCGCATCCTCGCTTCTCGACGCATATCTTATTCTCTTTCTTCGCAGGCTAGGGGCTAGTTCGTGACCATAGTTGTGCGCCATTGGGCGGTTGGATGGGAGTTAGAAAGTTGATTTGATCACCGGTATCTACTTGCTTGTTGGTGTTTGGTTGTCAGTCTGTTTGTAGTGCCTGACTGTTGGCCTACGAACTAGTGAACGTAATCTGTGTAATGTTTGCTCATGGCTTGCCCACTGTTTTTACGTGCCCAATATTTAGCGGTGCGCGCTTCGTCAATGGCGGTGATTGTGCCACTGCCTGCACATTTGTAGCATGTGGTAGCAGTCCCGTTATTTAAGGCGAATATGCCTGTTGCATTGCACCGTTTACATGCTGTGCCCTTTGCTGATGCGACTATTTGATCCACAGCGTTGATCTTAGGGCTTTTAGCAGGCATAGGTATGCACTGGCCTATCCACGTGTAGTATTCGCTGCTGTAGGCGCGTATGCGAACCTTCTCTGCTGTTGGTGTTTCTGTGGCATCTAGTGTTGCCTCGTATGCTGCGGCACTTCCGAATAGGTCGTCCATATCGAATAATGAATCAATTGATAACGTGTTGTTTGACATTAGTATTTCTCTCTCTTATATTGGTGCGAGGGCAGGGTGTTTGTGCACCTTGCCCTCAGTTCTTATCTAAGTTTTCTTAGAAAAGGAATTGATTTGTGATGTCCTCTAGCTCTAACGGGCTAGTTGGCTTTTTATTACGCATTGCTGAACCTTTCTGAACTCTAGCTAACTTGTTGGCACGTGCCTCAAGCTCGGCTTGTCTGTACTGAATTGTTCGTATCTTGCTAACGTCTTTGGCCTTGTCTCTTAGCTCGTCAAACGTACCCTCTGTGAAGTGAATACCCCATAATCTCAGGTTGCCAGCATCTTCTAACTCAAACGATTCGATAGTCGTTGGGTTGCCAAGCATTGTGAGTGCATCTGCTTCAAGCCTTGCGTTGTCGCGAGCTGTTAGCCTACGTCCTTCAAAGCCTGCTTTCTTCACCATCTGGTTCATGATCATCTCAACTGGATCAAATGCGACGTATGTTGAGTATCGACGTATTGGTGTGTCTAGATTGACTAGCTCAAGCCAATTGTTGAACTGTGGTGTGTACTCGTCCAAGAAGTTAAGCACCTTGACTGCATCACGTATCGTGGTGTCTATCTCGTCCACCTCATCATCGCGTACTGCGTTGGATACTGCTGCTATTGGGGCTTCATCCGCCGTGTTATCCATCTTGTATATGCGGTCAAGCACATACTGTTTCTGACTCTCAAGGCGTTCGACTCGGTTGGTTATGTCAACCTGTTTGCGCATACACTTAGTAGCGAATGCCAGTGGCTTTTCAGGCATACCACCGACTGTTTCAAGTACGAGTGGATAATGCACATGTTGTGTTGCTTTGCTTACTAAGGCCTTGATGCCACCCCATGCGCCATACTGAGCGTTCTCTACCCATTCAGCGGGTGAGCGGTGAACTCTGTCTTCTACCCATTCAGTGCGTGATACGTCCTCAAATATTGCTTTTGGTTCTGAATCCATCGCTTGCGCCACATTGACCTTTGGGGTGCGTAGCTCGCTCTGTTTCATCTGCGTTGCAAGCCCGTGTTCCTCAATCCATGCGGCTGCTTCATCGTCTTCATCATCATCTGCATAATCGTACTCGAACTGGTCAAACTCAGCGCCATCGTCTATCTCATTGTTGAGCTGGAATGTTGCTTCAATGCGTCGTTGGAATGGGTGAAACTCGACTGCATAGTCACCTAAAGTCGATAAGTCCTGGGCATGTGCTTCGTACTGTATGAACATTGCTTCTATCCACATCGATACCTTCTCAACCACATCTGATAGCTTGCTAAGCTTCTCTGCGTCCTTGGTTGTAATGGCGTATGCAACACTCGCTGTCACTGCATTGTCTGCTTGGCGACCGCGCTTGTTGAGTTCACCCTTCATTGCCCATGCAACACCACGTACTATGTAGTTCGTTCGGTGTCCGTATACTGTTGATAGCTCGTCAATTGTTTGAACAACGGCTTTAGTGAAGTCTGCTGATGATAGGCGTAATGCTGCTTCGCCATTGATTTTAAAGTCTTTGCTGTCTGCGCTAAGTATTAAGTTCTGTTTCATGATATGTACCTTATGTATTGATTGATTAGGGACTCCTAAGTAGGTTCATTGCCCCGATTGTTGATTGACTCGAACCAAACCCGATCCGAACCGACCGCGCCTCCTATGCAGAGACACATACAATGCATCAACCAACCAATGTTGTTAGAAATGCGGAAAAAGTCGCTTTTTCAATTAACCCCCGCACCCCGTCTGTATGCTGCTAATTCCCTATATTTTTTTATATTTTTTCGCGAGAAGGTTTAACAGTGTTACTATTGAACCTACATAACAGTGAGGCTAATAAAAATGATAAAAAACGCCCTTGTTGAGTCGTTACGTAATACTGCCAAAGAGACATTGAACATGGCTCGAAGCATCGAATCTGAGGCTACTGTTACCCTGCGAAGCAACCCAAAAGAATACAAACTCATCATTCCTCTCGGCATGTTTGCGGGCATAGCAATTGATGCATTAGGGCTAACCAAAGCCCCAAATGTTGTGTATGTCGGTGAGTGCCGCATGGGCGGGGTGGACTACAACACTGTGCGTATCCATGTTCGCGAGCCGTTCACAGTTGACCCGACCCAATGGACTGCTGTTGGTGAGACTACGCTTGTTTGGAGTGAATAAATGATCGCTGATTTGTCACTACAAACACTGAGCGGAAGTTATGCCTCATTGGGCATTGGCCGCTTAACAGCACAAGAAGAAACCTATGTTCAAAGACGCACGCAGGGGATTAATCCCTCTGCGGCAGCGCGTGCGGCTGGCTTTCGACACCCCGCTAGAGCAGTGGCAGAAATGGCACAGCGCGAAGACATTACATTAGCTATTTCATACATGCGAGAAATGCAGCGCCAAGTTGCTGTACAGGCTGGTGCGCTTGAGTTTACTCGGGATGATGCAACGGCACTCTACCTTGAGGCACACGCTAAGTCGGCAACGGCTATGGAAGAAATACGCGCAGTCGATTCGCTTGTGAAACTGCATGGCCTAGCCACACCTGACCGTGTTGAAGTCAATGTTACGAACCGTGGGCAAATGGAAAACATGGATGACGAACAGCTACTCAAACTTGCGGGGCAGGACATACAGCTAAGCCCAGATGAATATGTGGAGGTTGGCGATGCAGAATAAGCATTGCCATGAGTGTTTGCGAACCGTTGCTCACTTTGAAATGTATGACGACAAACACTGCTTACCATGCGCTAAGCACCTAGGAACGTTCGTAAGACCATCGAATAAAGAATCGGTGCAACGTATCGAACATGAGTTCCAACGTGTCAATGAGGAAGAAGTAGAAGCCTTTAACGCAGAACTGGAAGCCAAGAAAGAGCTTGCAGAACGTGAGCTTGTTCGCCGCCGACTTTTACCCTTTATCAAGCGTCACAATGAAACATACATTCCGGGGTGGGTACATGCCGATATATGTGTTCGCCTTGAAAAGTTTGCCGAAGATATTGAAAACGGGTTGTCGCCACGCTTGATGATTACCATGCCACCACGACACGGTAAAAGTGAGATTGGCTCAAAGACTTTCCCCAGTTGGTACTTAGGCCGTAACCCAACACATGAGGTAATCATCTGTTCGTATGCGGGTGATTTAGCCGAAGATTTCAGTCGTAAGTGTCGTGACTTATTAGACACTGATAAGTTTAAAGCGGCATTTAAAACGCGGCTATCTGCTGATTCTAAGAGCGTTAAAAAGTGGGCGACAACTGATGGTGGTAGTTTCACTGCGGCGGGTGTGGGGGGACCAATCACTGGTCGTGGGGCTCACTTGGGCATTATTGATGACCCTGTTAAAAACCGTGAAGAAGCCGAATCGGATAAGACACGCCAGAACGTGAAAGATTGGTACTCGTCTGCATTCTACACGCGTCTTGCACCAGGAGGGGGGGTTCTTATCATCCAGACTCGCTGGCATGACGATGATTTAGCAGGCTGGTTACTCAACATATTTGATGAAGCTAAACAGGAGGCTGCGGAAAAAGGCGAACCTGTACCTGACGATGTGGACAAGTGGGACTTGGTGGAATACCCAGCCATTGCAACGCAGGACGAGAAGTACCGCAAAAAGGGTGAAGCACTGCATGAGGCGCGTTATCCGTTACCCTCTCTTCGTCGTATCAAACGTGCCATGATCCCCCGAGATTGGGAAGCGCTGTACCAACAGAAACCCGTATCAGACGATGGTGATTTCTTCACGCGAGATATGTTCAGATATTATAAGCCGGGCGAAATGCCACCGCTTAATGAGATGCGGCTTTATGCTGCGGCGGATTTGGCAATATCTACTAAGCAGACCGCCGATTACAGTGTGTTTGCCGTTGTTGGCATCGACAGAAAACAAAACATATGGCTCGTAGACCTTGTGCGCGGCCGATGGAACTCGTTGGGTATCATTGACCGAATGTTCGAGATTCAGACGAAATATAACCCTGAATTGTTTGGCATTGAAACGGGGCAGATTGAGCTAACGCTTGAGCCATTCATACAAAAAGCCGAACAGGAGCGGGGCATAAGTTTACGTTACGAGAAGCTTAGAACACGCGGCGCGGATAAGGGCACACGTGCTAGGCCGTTGCAGGGTCGTATGGAGCAGGGTAAATTTTACTTTCCTACCGTTGACTCGACACCTTGGATGTCTTCACTGCAAAACGAAATGCTTAAGTTCCCGCTTGGGGCTAACGATGACCAAGTGGATGCACTGGCATGGATTGGTCAGATGATCATGTTATTTGGCATCCGTAACGAGAAGAAAGTTAAGTCTAAGGAGTCGTTTAAAGACAAACTTAGGAAGTATGGTGGGGGCACTAAATCCAAGAGTAAAAGCGGTATGGCGGCTTAGTGGTTTGTTGTTAAATAGTAGTGCTACTGTTATTATTAGTAAACAGTAAATAATAATAACAGGTCGCAACTTGGACGCTGAAAACATAAAGATGTTTATTGCACTAGGTGCTGTATTCGCTGCCATCGTGGGACTGTGGCACACCGTCGTAGTCGTCCCCATCAAAGAGCAGCTACGAAATAATAACACTAGCATTCGCACACTTGAGATAGATAGTGCGAAGCTAGACACCACGCTTAACGCGCTTACTTACGCTATAGAGCGTCTCACCGATAGATTGGATCGCTAATGAGCAAGAAGAAGAAAGTAGATTCTCGTATGGTCGCTCGTGATAATCAAACTCGATTTGAGGAGGCGAACAATACTAAGCATAAAGAGTTCATTGCCCGTGCAGTCCGCAACAACCAGTTCTATGCTGGTGAACAGTGGAACAAGGAAGACAAAGCGCGTTTAGATGCGGAAGGTCGTCCAGCGCTCACACTGAATATGATCCTATCTACGGTCAACGCTATTATTGGTGAACAACTCGAACGTAAATTGGAAGTCGTTTACCGACCTAATGACTACGGTGATGAAGACACTGCGTTTGCGTTGAATGCTATTACCCGCAATATTCTCGCCACAAACAACTTTGATGACAGTGAAGAAGATGTGTTTGCCGATGGCCTAATCTCTGGCCGTGGCTATTATGATGTGCGCATGAATTTCGAGAAGAACTTGCAGGGTGAGGTACAGATTACGTCGGAAGACCCGATTGATATTATTCCTGATGGTGAAGCCAAGAACGCTGACCCTTCAACGTGGAACGAATGCTTTATATCACGTTGGCTTACGCTTGATGAAATCGGTGCTGAGTATGGCTGGGAAAAGGTAGAAGGCCTAGAACGCTTGGTCGATACCAACAGCTTTAACACGGACGATAATTTTGAATATTTTGAGCATACATTCGGTGGTGCTGACCGTACATCGACTCTTGATGAAAGTGATAGCCGAGAACTTCGCCGTGTCCGTGTAGTTGAGCGCCAGCACTATCGCGTGTCAGAACAGTTCCACTTTGTTGATATGGTAACGGGTAACATGCGTCCTGTTCCTTACGGCACGAGTAAAGAAGAGCGCGAAACGTTTGCTGAGCATTATGGCCTAGACCTAGTTAAGCGCAAAGGCCGACGCGTTCGTATGACCACAACGGCTGATGACATTGTTCTGCATGATGATTGGTCTATCTACCGCTCGTTCACAATCGTACCGTTCTTCGCGTACTTTAGACGAGGCCACCCATTCGGTCCTGTTGATAACCTAATCGACCCACAAAACTTGTTGAACAAGACAAGCTCGCAGGAATTGCACATCGTTAACACGACAGCAAATAGTGGTTGGGTAATCCAAGAAGACTCGCTTGTGGATATGGATGCCGAAGACCTTGAGGAACGCGGCGCGGAAACAGGCCTAGTGCTACAGTACAAACGTGGCTACGAAAAACCAGACAAGATTCAACCTAACCAAATCCCTACGGGTATCGACCGTATTTCGCAAAAAGCGGCGGCTACTATCCGTGAAATATCGGCAGTGAATGCGTCAATGTTGGGTACGGCTCGCGCCGACCAATCAGGCCGTGCGCAAGAGGCCGCTGTGGGTCGTGGTCAAATTCAAGTGTCTGTTATCGTAAGTAACTTGAAACGTGCCCGCCGCAGAGTGGGTAAGAAAGTGCTTGAGTTGGTACAGGACTTCTACAGCGAGACTCGTTACTTTAAGGTGACGGGTAACAGCATAATGGCGGGTGAAGAACGTACGGACGATGTGGGTATCAATGTTCCTGCGGAAGATGGCAATATTCTCAACGATGTTACCATTGGCGATTACGAGGTTGATATTAGCTTTAGACCTTCTGGCGGCACAATGGCTGACCAAGAGTTTGAAGAAGCAATGCGCTTACGTGAAATGGGTGTCGCTATTCCTGACCATGTTATCGTTCAGCATTCTAACCTTACTAAACGCGGCGAACTTGCTGAGTTCCTTAAGCAGAGTCAAGGCTTTGGCGAACCTACCGAAGAACAAGCAGCACTCGAAGAAATGCAAGTCGAACACCAAATCAACATGCTTCGTAAAGAACTTGAGAAGACGGATGCTGACATTGAAGTGGCATTGGCTACAGCTAAAGAGAAGATGGCTAAAGCTGACTCTCTGATGGGCTTTAATCAAGCGCAGATGGAACTTAAACGCTTAGAACAAGAACGTGCAACGAAAGAGCAAGAGCTTTCTCTACGCATCGCATTGGCCGCTAGAGGACACCAGAATCAGAACGCTATGAATGACAAACGTATTTCTAGCCAAA